TCGAACATGCGCAAATATCGACAGCGCATGCGGAAGGCCGGGCGCGAGGTCGAGCCGGTGGATCGCGACTACCTCGAGTTCCAGGTCAAGAACGCGTTGTGGCAGACGTTCGGCCGTGTCTACCTCGCAGCGAAAATTCTCGGCAAGGGAGAGTCCGCGATCTGGCGCGCGATCAAGAATTGGGGATTGCAGGACTACTACCAGAAATGCCGCGCATCCATGTACGACCCGGAGCGCCTGCGCGAGATCCTCGAAGACGCGAACTACGACATGCGCGCGGCGGAGCGTGCGATGGGCTGGTATCGCGGGAAAATCACGCGACTGTGCAAGTTGGCCGGCGCTTCGCATCTCGTCAGCATCGCCGTGTGCAAGCACTGCGGCAAGCAGGCGCAGCGACCAGAACGCGGCGGGCACACGGACTATTGCTCGAAGGAGTGCCGCCTAAAGGCGCGCAAGCAGCGCATCAAACAAGCAGCGAAGGAGAAATCATGTTCCAGAAAATCACAATCGTAGGACGTCTCGGCCGCGATCCCGAATCGTCCAAGACGCAGGCCGGCGCTGACGTGTGCTCGTTCAGCATCGCCTCGGATCGCGGATACACGGATAAGTCGGGCGCGCGCCAGAAGGAGACGACATGGTTCCGCGTGAACGTCTACGACGGGCAGGCCGGAATTGCCGCGAAATACCTGCGCAAGGGCAAGCTGGTGCTCGTGGAAGGGCGCTTGCGCGTTGATCCGCAGACCGGCGGGCCTCGCGTCTACCAGAAGAAGGACGGCACGCACGGATCTTCGTTTGAGATCGACTGCCTGCTCATGCGGATGCTGTCGCCGGCCGAAGGCGTGCAGGAGCCGGAGGATGTGCCGTTTTGAAGCACCGCATCTACGCGCGAGTGGACACGATCAACGGCGGCGTCGTGTTCGCGCATGCCGAGGTCGAAGGACGCGTCGTGTTCAGCGGATACGCCGCGTCATCGCGGAAATTCGAACCGGGCGTATCCATGCCAGATGCGCCGATCCATCTGCGCGTTGTCACCTGCGAGGTGGCAAAGCGAATCTACAAAGCGATCGACGAATGCAAGGGCGACGTGCTGGCACTGCACGCCGCGGCGCGAAAGATCATCGCGTCGTATGAGGACATGTTCACGATCCACATCGTCTTCGTGCTGGAGATGAAGGTGACGAATGAAATTTAATGATTTATCCCTCAAGGTTTTTGTGTATGAAGGATGGGTAGTCACAAGCATTGAAGACAAAGTCAATAAATCCGGATGGGTCACTTCTGCGCATTCTTTTCAAGAAGAAGCAAGCCACAGAAGTGTCCCTCAAATTGATGGCGCGTCTTTTTTGTTCACGATCGCCAGACGTCTTTCTGGGAAAATATTCAATAACCTTGCAGATACTGGAATGCAGTTCCCTGTCGTGCCAAGCCAGAATGCATTTGATGTGATCAACGATTCAATCAATAAAACATCACCTGCGCATGAATTCCTAAAAGTAAGCGCATGCATTATTTACGATGGCGTAAAGCACGATGTGCCATTGGAATTAAGACCATCTGATAACGTGCGAGAAGAAGATGTCCCGTTCTAATCCTATTGCCACCGAACGCAACGTGCAGGACGCGATCGTCGCGCGCCTGCGCGTGCACGGGTGGATGGTGCGTGAGCTGAGCCAGCCGCAAGCCGTGCGCGGCGAGCTTGTCGGAGTGCCGGACGTCGTCGCGTGGAAGATGGGCGTGACGCTCCTGGTGGAGTGCAAACGCCCGGGGGGACGAGTGCGCCCTTCGCAGCTGGCATTCGAGCAGGAGATCAGGCCACACGAGGCAACGACGCTGCGATACATCCGCACCTCCGACGTGGACATCTTCGCGGACTGGCTCATTGACATCGAAGACAAGGCCGGCATCGTCACCGTGCGGGAGGAGCGATGATCCCGATAACATTGGAAAGCATATTGCTGCGCAGGCTTTTAGCCAAGTGCGTGCAGTGCGGCAACGAATTCCTCAAGCCTCATTCAGCAAGCCGGATGTGCTCTGACGCATGCCGAGAAGCGCGATCAGCGCTGCGTATCAAGCGCAAATGCAAGCTGCGAAAAAAAAGTCACCGCCCAATCAAGCAATGCCTTCACTGCGGGAAGGCATTGGCCTACAAGAACGACAGAAAAATATACTGCAATGGCAAGTGCAGATACCATCACGTAAAAGACTTGCCGCCCAAATGGGCGTCGCAGCCGAAAACCGGAGACGACCAATCCGTGTTGTCTGCCTCGCTCGATTTTGCGACATACATCATCGATGCCTATCTTTCCAGCAGCTTCAACGACATGAAACACCTGCTGTCGGACATGAAGCGCGCGATTGATGCCGATGCCGGCGACGTCGTGATGGAATCGGCATCGCCGTTGCTGGAATCTTTGACGCGGCTTTACGATCGTGCCATGCGGGAGGAGCGATGATCGCCAACAAGCACCAGCGCGAAGTGATGCGACGATGGCAGCGCGACATTGAAGACTACGACCGACGCGAACGTGAGCGCGGGCCTCTCAAGGGCAACGAGCCGACATGGGACGGGTGGATGCGCTTCCATCACCTGCCGATGATGGCCATGATCGCATTCCAGAAAGCGCGCGACTTCCCGGAGGCGTATCGACTGCTAGAAGAAGAGCGCGCTCTTGCCGTGCGGAAATACAACGCGCATTGGCAGGGCGATCAATGGATGATGCGCTCATCGGAGCACGACTGCCACCTGGCGGCCTCGCTCATGCAGCAGCTTGAGCGATGCGCGGAAAACGAAACAAGCCCCGCCGAATGACGGGGCTTGCTAGAGCGAACGGCCTACGCGATCAGCGCGGCGCGAAATGCATCGGCGTCGATGAGCTGGCCGTTGCGCACACGATGCGCCGACCACGTGATGCCGTGGTGCTCGCCGCGATCTTTCCCATCGGCGAACTGCCCGACGATGTCCTCGATGAGGATGTGCGACAGCCCTTCCTCGACACCCAGCAGCCGGCCGGATTCGTCGATGCCGATGACGACCGGCTGGAAGTGCGGCGACGTGCGCAGGACGAGCAGCGTGTCGATGTCGCGCACCTCCCACGTCCAGATCTCTGTCGTGGTGCCGACCGGCACGTCGATGTTGCCGGCCGTGTATTCGGCTTCCTCGTGCAGCGCCAGCATGTGCTCCCACCAGAAATGTGCAGGCGCACTATCTGCGAACCTGCCGTTCACGACGATGCGGCTCATCGTGGATCGGTCGGACGCGCTCTCGGTGTGGATGGCGGACGCGAATGCCCAGCCGTTGCGGATTGTGTCAGTGTTGATCATATGGCTCCCTGATTTGCTTTTCGCGCTTGTCCAGCCATCGCAGCACGCGATCCATCGATGGCTTGGTGATGAGGCCGACGCACTCTGCCATGATGGTCGCGCCCCACGTTTCCGAAATGATGCTGGTGTCGTATCGCGCTTTTTCGCACAGCCCCAGCATGAGGCGGAAATAGTCTAACGAGCGTTTCTTTTGAGCTTCTGTCATGTGTCTCCTGCGCCGGGCGTCGCACTCGCCCGGCTGTGTGAAGGTCTATTCCGCGAACTCCCAGCGCAGCTCCATGTCCCCATCGTATCCTGCCGATCCGCACGTCGGGCCGGCTTCGCCACGAACTTTGCGCACGGCTTGCACCATGACGAATCCGATGCGATGCGGGAACATGTGGTAGCGTCCGCCGATCTGCTTGGCCGTGCCGTCGTCGTGCGCGAGCAGTAGCGCCGTTTCGTGGTTGCGTGTGTTGTAGATGTGGATTTTTTTGGTCATTGTGTCCTCGTCAGTGCTGGCTCTACCAGCAGACGCCGCGTCGCACTCGCGGCGTTTCGGACTACGCTGCGGCCTGCTCAGCGCCGAACATGTCGGTCAGCATGGCGACCAGCTCCGTTTCGGGCGTGTTGTCGAACTGCTCGCGGCTGATGATGCCGTCGGTGTCGGCGTATTCGGTCCACAGGGCGTAGTTGTTGGCGATCTGGCTGTAGGTGTAGGTCGTGTTCATCTGTCTGGTCTCCTCTGGTTGATCGACTTGCCTTAGTGCTCGTCGATGTGACTAATATAGCGCATACGCTATCGCATGTCAAGGGGGAGAGACGACGAGTTTTGCACGAGTTTTGCAAAAAATCGGCCATAATCTGCCTATGCCCTACGCCAGATCGCCTATCGTCGTCGTGCCCGTCGGCGACCTGCACGTAGGATCGTCCGTTGCGCTGTGCCCGGCGCAGGGCGTGCGGTTGGAGGACGGTGGTCTGTATCACCCCAACGACGCCCAGAAATGGCTGTGGGGACGGTGGCTCGACCTGGTGGCGCGCGTCCGTGCGCTGCGGCGCAGGCGCTACCACGTCGTCGTGCTGTGGATGGGAGAATTCGTCGATGGGAGACACCACGAGACGACGCAGCTGCTCGCGCAATCCCCGGAGCTGCAAGCCGCTGCTGCGTTAGACGTCATCGCCCCGCTCGTCGCGCTGGCCAGCGAATCGTATGTCGTACGCGGGACGGAGGCTCATTCGGGGAAAGGCGCTGCCAGCGACTATTCCATCGGCCGCGAAATCGGCGCGCGCCGTGACCCATCTACCGGCATGGCGGCCTGGTATCACCTGCTGCTCGACGTGGCAGGCGTGCATTTCGACGTGGCGCACCACGTGGGCGGAGGTGGGGACGATCCGCGGTTGTTCGGCGGCGCGATCAGGCGCGAGACGGGCGCGATGCTGATGGAGCGTCCGGACACGCACGTCGTCCTACGCGGGCACGTGCACCGTTTCGCCGACACCGGCGACGCCTACCCGACAGCGTGGGGGGCCGTCGTCCCAGCTTGGCAGCTGAAGACCGCGTTCACGCACCGCGTCACCCGGCGGGAATATTTCAGCGTCGGCACGTGGCTGATATCGATCAGCAAGAGGGGGGAATGGGAAAAGGAAAAACTCATGTGGAGCGTGCCGATGCAGGAGCGGATCGTGTCGAGCGTTTCGACATCGCAAAGCTCCTCGCCATCGCCGACGAATACGCGAACGACATCGCGCGCGACGACGAATTCGCCACGACGTGGTTTGCCACGCAAAAAGGCTGGACCTACGAGCGCGCGCTGAAAGCTTTGCGCGAAATGGAGAAACGCGGCCTCGTCACGTCGCGCAAAACGGGGAGAATCACACGGTGGAGGATCGTGTCATGACGAACTGCTCAAACGCCTCGGCCGTCCACGGCAAGAGCTGCGTGAAGAACTCGCGGTAGATCGCCTCCGCATACACGCGAATCTCGTGCTGCGCTTCCTCTGCCATGCGCAGCTTCAGGAAGTGCATGAGGTTGTGCGCGTCGGCCTTCACGACCCATGTGTAATACACCGAGAAGCCCGGCAGGAAGGCGCGCGCCAGCTCACGCGCTACGCCCTTGCCGATCGCGTCCTCATACAGCGCATACCCGCGTGCGTAGTGGTCCAGCAGCGCCGTGGTGAGCGCCTGCCCGTCGTCGGCTGACACCTCCCCCAGGCTGGCCTGCTTGTTTGACGGCGACTGCCTGCGCCAGACATCCGGCACGTAGAAGTCGTTCTCCTCAAACTCCGTATATCTGCCGCTTTGCGCGTTCATGTTGAACATGCGATGACGCACCCACTGCCACCACGTCACGAGAGGCGCACGCACGCGGAACTTGAATTCGACCTGTTCGAACGGGCTGGTATGCCGATGGCGCAGCAGGTAGAAGAGAAGCTTCTTGTCCTTCTCGTCGCCCTTGCTCTCGCCCATGAACGACACACGCGCGGCGTTGACGATCGCCAAATCGCCGCTGACGCCCGACGCCGGATGCGGCATGAAGTCGAGCAGTTCGATGTATCCCTTGTCCAAGACGTTGACGCGCTTCCCAATGATGTCTGTATGGTGCATGCGCGCGCATTGTACGGCGGCAATCATCGGAGGATATACTACGCGTAGCTGGCGCGCTCAAAACGCGTCGCTTTGTAAACGGCCCGGACTCGGGGTACGTATCCTGTCGAGGGCACCCGGCGTCGGCAACGGCGCCGGGATTCTGGGGGAGGGAATATGTCGGTGATTGAATTATTTGCTTGGCTCGCAGGCGCTGGCGTGTCGGCCGTGTCCGCGTTCGTGCTGGAGCGATTGAGCGGCTTCCAGCGGTTGACTCCGAACGGGAAACAGCTGGTCGCAATGTCAATCGCCGTTGCCGTCGGCGCGCTGTCGATCGCCGCGCGAGACTATCTCATCGCTCAGCCCGACGTCACGGCGCGCATTGAGCCGTACGCCCAAATGCTCATTGCTGCGGCGTCGATCCTCGTGCAGCAGGTCGCGCACGGAATCAACAAGGGAGCCGATAGCAATGGGTGAAACGCAGATGCTGACGTTGCTCACGAACGGCGGCATGCCTGCGATGTTCGCGGCGCTGCTCATCTGGACGCTGAAGACGTCAGCGGAAAGAGAAGAGCGGCTGATGCGCAGAGAGGAAAAAGTGCTGGCGAAGCTGGACGAAATGTCGCAGACGATCCTGCGAATCTCAACCCAGCTAGACAGCCTCGCGCGCGAGATAGATCGCATGCGCGGGGAGGATTGATCCGCCCACGATGGGGCGGTAGGTCCTAGCCGCTTTCGCGGCGCATGCCATACGGTCAGTTTTCGAACCGAATGAATGATACCTGATGAAGCTTTATGCATTGAAATTCCCAAATAGCATCATTCGCCCTCGTAGGCTGTATGCATCTATAGGGCTTGCCCATCAACGCAGAATGCATCTTTATTGCGGCAAGAATGCCACTTATGCGCTAACAGATAAAGAATACTGGCAGCGCAGCGATGAATTGAAAATCAAAATTATCGAGTTGACCTGTGAGGGGTGCGACGAAGATTCTCTGCCAGATCATGTCGCAGTGTGCTATAGCGGCTTCACGCAGGATTTCAAGCACATCGGGGTTAAGCCGTGTGGACTCGCAATCGGACCTTGCGAATGGTGGGAAATCATCACTCAGATTCAAGAGCCTTCGAAGTTCGAGTCTACACAGAAAGGATTTCTTGCCAGTGGCAAGCGATCTGTTGAGTGCTGATATGGATATCCCCTACGTCAACCAGCTGGACAACGCGCCGCGAGGAAACGACTGTGGACCGGCATGCGTGGCGATGCTCACTGGCAGCGTCAACCCGGCGCTGGCAACGGCCGCAACCGTGACCGACCTGTCGAAGCGCTTCGACGTGGCACAAGACGGCACCACGGCGCGCGACCTGGTGCGCATGGGCGAGTATCTCGGCATCAACATCGTCGCGGACACGGCGGCGCCGTTCCCCTGCATCAGCCTTGTTGATTACAAGATGCTGCCGCGCAAATACCAGGTGAACGGCGATTTCGCGCATTGGATCGTTCGCCTCTCCGACACCGTCTACCACGATCCGCTCTATCGCGGCGATCGCGGGGCAAACATCGTCACGACGAAGGCCGTGCTTGACGCAGCGGAACAAGCCGCGCGCCGATGGTCGTCCACCATCCCGAATCGAGTCCGTCTGAAAACTTCTATGACTCAAACCTCCGGAAAGGCTCTCATCACCGCGACCGAACGATTCCGTGTCCGATCCGCGCCGAGCACGTCGTCGGGCACGCTGACCGGTTATTGGCTTCAGCCCGGCCAGCTGTTCGATGTGCTGGGCACCACGACGGCCGAACGCTACACGTGGGGCAAGGTCAGCGTCACGGCCGGCTCTGTCGTCGTGGGGGACGGCTGGGTACGCGGCGACGGCTGGCGATTCGTGAACACGCCGACGCCTCCACAGCCGCAGCCGCCCGCGCCTGTGCAGGACTGGCAGCACGCAAAGTATCTCCTCGGCGTCAGTTGTCTCAACGACGGGGACGCGGGGATGGACGCTCTCGCGCGCGGATGCCGCAGCGTGCTGTTCATGGACAACCTCATGGGAGCAGCATCGGCCGCTCGTCAGTATCCCGATGCCATCATCGCCGCGCGCTTCTGGTTTCAGAATGCTCCCGACCCGTCGTGGCTCGCCGATCACGCGGGAGCCGGCCTCGCCAACATCCCGTCCAACATGTGGACGACATGCGCGAACGAGTGCGACTGGATTTGCTACGGCACGCCCGACGAACTTCGCCGCCGATTCGAATACGAACGCGCTTTCTGTAACGCGATGTGGGCGAAGAACCCGTCTCGCAAGCTCGTCATCGGCGAGTTCTCGCACGGCACGCCTGACATCACGAATCCCGCGATCGTGCAGACGTTCAAAGAAACTTACTACGCCTTCGCACAGCAGAACGCCGGCCGCGTCCGCATCGGATGGCACCTCTACACGAAGGGGAAGCGATTCGCCGACGCTCCTCCTGCGCAGGCCGAAATCATCGCGCCTGAATGGTATGAGGGACGCGATGCATCGTTTTGGACGCAGTGCGGGGCAAGCAGGGCCGTAGTTCACTTCTGCGGCGAGACGGGCGTAGAAGCCGGCTCTGGCGGCTTTGCTTGGGCGGGATACAACGACGACCAATTTGCGAAGTGGTGCAGCTGGTGGCTCGACTACCGGCGCAATCGTCCCGTCGTGCTCAACGGCGCGTGCATCTTCCAATTCGGATATCACCCGAACTGGCAGGGATACGACGTGCGCCGATTCGCAGGAGTGCTCGAGGACTTCTGGAAGGGGCGACGATCGTGAGCAAGCGCGAACCGTGGCGTAACCGCATTGTCGGACACGGCGAACAGCCTGCGATTTCGTTCATGGCCAACCCGTTGAACTGGCGCATCCATCCGAAGGCGCAGCGTGACGCGCTCACGGGGATCCTCGGTGACGTCGGCTGGGTGCAGTCCGTCATCGTGAACAGGACGACGGGTCATGTGCTGGACGGGCACGCACGCATTGAAGAAGCCTTGAAGCTGGGAGACGAAACGCCTGTGCCGTTCGTTGAGGTCGAGCTTTCGGAGGAAGAGGAACAGAAAATCCTGCTCACGCTCGATCCTGTGGCAGCGATGGCTACGGCAGACAAGGCGAATCTGGACGCTCTCCTGCGCGACGTGAGCACCACCAGCGAAGCCGTGCAGGGAATGCTGGCAGACCTCGCAAAAGCGAACGGCCTTGACTACGGCGCGGAGATCGGAGGATCGCTCGAAGACGCCGAACCGCAGATCGACAAAGGCGCTGAGCTTGCGGCGAAGTGGGGAACGGCGCGCGGCCAAATCTGGCAGCTGGGGGAGCATCGGCTGATGTGCGGAGACAGCACGAGCGCCGATGATGTAGCTCGGTTGATGGATGGTGAGCGGGCGGAGTTGCTTTTCACGTCTCCGCCATACGCAGATATGCGCGATTACAAGGGCGGAAACATGGCCGAGACGAAGCTGTCTCAATTCATCTCAGCTTTCAGCTCGCATGTCATGTATCAAGCCGTCAATCTCGGAATCAAGCGTGCGGACAATGAGATCGTTGAGTACTGGCAAGAATACATTTCTGCGGCAAAGCAATGCGGATACAAACTGCTGAGCTGGAATGTATGGGATCAAGGCCAGAACGGCGCAGTTGGGAAGCTTACTGCTATGTTCCCGATTGAGCACGAGTTTGTGTTCGTATTTGGCGCGCAATCCAAAAATCTCGTGCCAACTGTGCCAAACAAAACGGCAGGATACGTGAGCGATCATGTACACGATAGACAGTCTGATGGGGGACTCACGAAGAAGCAGCCAATAAAAACTAGGCCGATGAGAGAACTCGGAACAGTAATTCGATGCCCACCTCAGCTGGCGCGGAATGTTGACGCGTATCACCCAGCCATGTTCCCAGTTGAATTCCCGAAGGCGTACATTGAAGCGATGTCAAACGAATCTGATTACATCGCCGAACCATTCAGCGGCAGCGGCACGACGCTGATGGCCTGCGAACAGCTAAACCGCAAATGCCGCGCGATGGAGATCGCTCCGGAATACGTGGCGGTGGCGCTGGAGCGGTGGGCGACAGCGACAGGCAAGACGCCTGTGCTGGTCACAGAGGTCACGGAGTAAAAAATGGCTAGGCTTACGCGAAAGATGATTGAGGCGGCGCTGATGGAGACGTTCGGCAACGTCGCGCTGTCTGCGAGACGCCTCGGTGTCTCGCGTGAATATCTCAGCCGAACGATTACCAAGACCCCGGCGCTGAAGGTGATTCTCAACAGTGCACGGGAGGAGCGAGTAGACCATGCCGAGAGCGCGCTCAGCCGCGCGGTGATCAACGGCGAGGCGTGGGCCGTGTGCTTCACCTTGAAGACGCTCGGCAAGTCGCGCGGATACGTGGAGCGCGTGCAACAGGAGATCAGCGGACGAGATGGGCAGGCAATCGAAATCAAACCTACAGTCTTCAACCACGAAGCCGCTGTTGCCTCCCTTGCGGCCCGATCAGCTGAACATTATCGGGAACCCGGCGAGGTTCAAAATCGTGGCGATGGGGAGACGGTGGGGTAAGTCATTCATGGCGACGTCCTACGCCCTCTCCTGTGCAGACCTCGGCGCTACTGTCGCGTGGATCGCGCCGACGTATCGCAACAGCCGTCCACTGTGGCGCGCTGCGGAGCGGGCCGTAGCGCCAGTGGCACACAAGCTCACCGTGCGCAGGAGTGAGCGCGAAATCGTATTCCCGTCTGGCGGATCGCTGTTCGTGTATTCCGCCGACAATCCCGACGCGATGCGCGGCATGTCGTTCGACCTCGTCATCATCGACGAGGCGTCACGCGTCTCCGAGGAATCGTGGACGGACGTAATTCAGCCGACGCTTGCGGATCGCGGCGGACGCGCGATGCTCATCTCGACTCCGGTAGGACGAAACTGGTTTTACCGCGAGTGGCTCAAGGGCCGTCAGCACAGCGACCGCATCGCATCCTTTCAAGCGCCGTCATCCGCGAATCCCATGCCGACGATCCGCGAGGCATTTGAGCGCGCACGGGAAACGGTGAGCGATCGCACGTTCCGGCAGGAGTGGCTCGCCGAATTCGTGGACGACGGCGGAGGCGTGTTCAGGAGCGTCACTGACGCAGTGCGCGCGCAGCACGTTGATGCGCCTAACGCAGACCACACCTACGTCGCCGGCCTCGACTGGGCGTTGTCGAATGACTACACCGTGCTCACCGTCATCGACCAGACCACGCGTGAGGTGGCGCACATAGAACGGTTCACGATGATGGACTACGGCGCGCAGCGGGCGAGGATCCACGCGGTGTGCCACCGATACG